CCCGTCTTTAATTTCAATATTATTGAAAGTGGTTTTTTGTTTATACAAACCTTGAGCATTCTGAGCGATCATGTAAAAGTTCTTCTCCGAATCAGGAATAAAAAGAACATTCATGTCGATTAACTCCTCTAGCAATTTTTCAATGGCATTTTTATTTTTAAGAAGAGGGCAAAACGATATGGAAACGACTCCACTTTCCATAGAAATAAATTCTATATCATCATCATCATCATCTTCTTTATTAATTTTGTTTTCAGGTAAACCGAAATTACAACGAACCATCAAATATAAAAATTCATTAAAATAATATCCAGATTTGAAATCATTGATTTTATATTGATGAGTTACATCAAATTTCCATCTTTTGAAAAGATCGTGAATATCATCGAGTCTTCGAGCATCCACCAGATAATCATCAAGCACAATCGTATTCAGAGAAATATTACCAAATTTCTGTTCAAATTCTTGAGGGTAGTCGGAAGGGTTCTTAAATTCACCAACTGAATTTACCCAATAGGTTTTCTCCAGTGCTTTTTTGATTGTTTCTTTTAATTTGCTCATATCAGTTAAATCTGTCTAGGAAGAACTTGGGAAGCTTCTTCTTGTTCCTATTAATAGCATCAAAAATGCTTCCGTCAAGTATATATGTTTCACACCAGTCATCATGGGCGCGAACACTACGACCACAAGCCTGAAGCAGAGTCTTGAGCATAGCATTACCATACCAATCCTTATCAATTTTCATCAGCTTCTCTACTCGAACATCCTTTGTCGGTAGCCATGGTGCTTTGAGAATGATTTGGAAGCGAGACAAATCACCTTTCAAGTCCACACCATATGTCATTGATGGTGACACTAAAATGGTCGGTTCACTGGACGATTCATGAGTTTCCAAAAGCTGTTCATTATTCACTCCTGCTTCCCTACAAAGCAAACGATCTGATTTTATATTTTCTCGAATATAATCTGCCAAATATTGAGTGTGAGTATGAATGATACCCTTTTCATCTTTATGATGTTCCATGATACCTTTGATCTGTTTCATCAAAGTTGGAAGCATAGATTTTAAATTTTGAAAATTTAATTTCTGTTTTGCCATGATATGAATCGGTGACTTCTCTGGATTAAAGTCTGTTCCAATGTGGATATATTCATGATCTTTAATACCAAGAGATTTGCAATAAGCATCGGGATCAATAATTGTCGCAGAAAGAATTACTACTTTTTCAGCATAATCAAACAAATATTTTGAAAGAACATCAACTTTTAAAGGAATAAATCGGATAGCATTTTCCAATCGTTCTACGATGTAATCGCTATCGTAGAAAGTATCAATCAATAATTGTAAGGAATTTTGAAGATTGGTAAGTTTGGTATATTCCTGTTTCTTTTTATTGAAAGTGATAATATCCTTTTTATTACTATTCTCACTAAACCAACTTTTGTATTCATCTAAGGAATTTGTTACGCTCTCTGTAACCTTACTAATCCACGCCAACACTTTGGTTTTGTTGTTATCATCATTGGGAAATGGTGTGACGAGTGTTTGAGTCTTCATAAGAAATGGGATATCCACTACACATGTAAATTGACCAACTAACTGCTCTTCTAATTCTGAACCCTCATCACATACAATAATCTGTCTTTTCTTGAGGTGGTTGGGAAGAGAGAAAAACATACTGTAATTCAAAGCGGAAAACCTTGACGTTAGCATATTATTACGAGAGTTGTAATAAGGACAACGATTAGCTTTCCAACACTCATTCTTTTGGTTTGCCACATAAATACATGGCGCAATATCAACTGACAGGGTATCATCCACATCACACTGGTAATTACTCTTACCTTTCAAAACTCCTGTATCATCGAAAGTATTCTGGTATTGATCTTGGAGTGATTTAGTAATTGTCAAAGAATAACACCCAAATGGATCAATATCTTTCATCAATTCTGCACCATTTTCAGCAAAAATACTATAATTCTTTACTATTCTTTCAAATTCAACGGGAACATCTTTAGATACATTCCCAAGGGTTTTAGCTAAGTGTGTCTTACCTACCCCTGTGTCTGCATGAACAATTACGAATTTTTTACCATTCTCAAATGCTTTTTCAATGGCATTGAGAGCTTTTGCTTGTTTATCACGAGGATTGAATCCCTCTGGGAAGTTTAATATTAAGTTACGCATTTTTTAAGATTTCAATTTCAACATCTAAGGACATTTATTATGGAAATCCTACCACGCAATTTTAAGATGTCAAGACGTAAAGATAATTATCGAAAAATTTAGAAATATCTGTTTTGTTAATTGCTTTCATCTTCCAATAAACCTCTTCAGTTCTAGGACAGAATGCACTCAGAGAATAATCAAAAATAAATCCATTTTCAATTTTTTTAATATCATAAGGATAAGAGATTTCCCATTCTTTGATGTCTCCATCTTCTTCAATTTTAAATCTTACAAAATTTTGTTTGGTGTTAAACATTTGTATTTTACCCCCTTTAATTGTTCGGGAATTCAATACAAATTTCACATCACGGAAAATTAATTTTTTTAAATGTTCTTCGATTCTATTCATGGGTAAGGGTCGAGATTAAGTTCATTGTCCATGTATCGCAATTTCTCGTTTGGACTCATGGGGAATATATTTTCATTGAAAAACTTCCAAAAGTTATCGTCTGCTGGGATTTTTTGAACGAGATAGCACATATCCATCGAGACATTTCTAAAGTCCTGCATGAAGATATCCCATGTAACTACTAAATTATGTTTACGCTCATCGACTTTTTTAGGTTCAAAGGAACCTGAAAAGTTCAAAGTTGTTTTACCATTATAGGAATTGAGAATCTCCATACTGTTCGTACACAACATCTGGCGAATATAAGGTCGTCCTGGTGAGCGTTCAGGTCGTCTACGAACAATTAATAAATCACAAATGTTATTTTTCAATAACGTTTGTAATTCATTTCTCTTTAATTTTTTTAGCATTTATATCACAAACGCCAAACATGCGCTGCTCGTTCAAGAACAAAGCGTTCTTCACTTTACCATGACCTGTTACTTCCAAGTTGGAGATTGGAATACCCATATTATTGGGGAACACTACGATATCACCAACTTCAGTGTATCGCACGTTTGGTCCTTTAAGGATGACTTTACCTTTTCTCCAAGCATTATGAACTTGAGCAACAGGAATCGCAATACCTCCACGTAAAATATAATCACCTGATTCTTCTCCTGTGACCAAATCACAATATTCAAGAAGCATCACATCATCAAAAAGTTTGGATAGACTATAATCATCCAAACCAAAATCACTTGGTAGTGCTTTATCACTGAGATCAATGTGGGATTTTTGAGGGGCTAAAACATCAATAGATACGGTCATGAAAATACTTATTGATTATTTTTTAGATGTCAATGGATATTTTTTTATTATTAAATTCGCAGTGTCTTAGATTGTGTTTCTGCGAGAAACGATTTGTATGCTTGTGTCAATCCATCACGTAGAGATGTTGTAGCTTGCCATCCTATTTTATCGCAGAGACTTATATTAAGAAGTTTCTGCATTGTGCCATCTGGTTTACTATAATCGTTTTCAATTACACCTTCAAAACCTACGATATCGACAATTAGTTGAGCTAACTCTTTAATACTAATATCTTTTCCTGTACCTATGTTGACCCAATCAGGCGGGTTAGGATGCTCTATGAGATGCATACAGGCAGACGCAAGATCGTCAACATGTAGAAATTCTCGTCGTGGATTGCCAGTACCCCAAATGGTTACACTTGGTAGCTTCTGAACTTTAGCCTGATGAATGCGTCTAATAAGTCCTGGAATTACATGACTATTTTCAGCATGATAGCTATCACCAGATCCGTAAAGATTGGTAGGCATAGCAGAATGGTAGAGAAGACCATATTGATTGCGATAATGCTGACACATTTTTAGTGCTGCAATTTTTGCTATTGAATATGCTTCGTTGGTAATTTCTAATTCAGATTGAAGTAAGTAACTTTCTTTAATTGGTTGAGGTGCTTGCTTCGGGTAAATACAAGAGCTTCCTAAATTTAAGAGTCGTTGCACACCAGCACGACGACTTCCCTCTATGATATTTAAAGCGATAGCGAGATTCTCATATATAAATTCTGCTGGATATTGAGAATTCGCATGAATCCCTCCAACCTTTGCAGCAGCGATAATAACTGCATCGGGTTTGTTTTCGTTAAGAAAGTCAAACACCGCTCGTTGATCTAACAGGTCAAGTTGATCTCTCGTTGCAGTAAGTAATTCATACTTATCGTTTTTTTTGTATGCTCGTAATAGAGCCGATCCCAGCATTCCACGATGTCCTGCGATGTATAATTTATGGGTATTGTTCATATCTACGATTTGTTTGTTTTAAAATTAATAGCCATGTTGTTTGAGTAGAGCAGCGCGATTAGCTTCCTTTAGATCATGTATCACCATTTCTTCACACATTTCTGCAACAGTAATCTCAGGTTTCCAACCAAGTTTTTTCATTGCTTTTGATGGATCACCAAGTAGTGTTTCAACTTCGGCAGGTCGGAAATATTGAGGGTCAATTCTCACAATAACATCACCAACCCCAACACTATGAGCTTTTGATTTATCGGTAATAGCAGAAACAATACCAATTTCATTAAGTCCTTCCCCTTTGAAATCAATTTCTATACCTGCAAATTTTGCAGACATTCTTACAAATTCTCTCACAGAAATTTGTTTACCAGTAGCAATAACAAAATCTTCAGGAACATCTTGTTGAAGCATCATCCATTGCATTCTAACATAATCTTTAGCATGACCCCAATCTCTCAAAGAATTGAGATTACCAAGAAATAAAGTTTTTTCCAATCCAATAGCAATATTCGAGATACCTCTCGTTATTTTGCGTGTTACAAATGTTTCACCGCGCCGTGGTGATTCGTGATTAAAAAGAATACCATTACAAGCATACATGCCATATGATTCACGATAGTTTATAGTTATCCAGTAAGCATAGAGTTTAGCTACTCCATAGGGAGAGCGTGGGTAAAATGGAGTTGTTTCGGTCTGTGTCGCATTTTGCACATAACCATATAATTCAGAGGTAGATGCTTGATAGTAACGAGTCTTCTTTTCTAATCCAAGAAAGCGAATAGCTTCAAGCAGCCGTAGAGATCCTAACGCATCGACATCAGCGGTATATTCTGGCAACTCAAACGAGACAGCAACGTGAGACTGTGCGCCCAAATTATAAATTTCATCTGGTTCAACTTCTTTAATTATTTTAGTTAGATTGGAACTATCAGAGAGATCACCATAGTGTAGTTGAAATCTATTATTGTCTTCATGTGGATCTTTATAGAGGTGATCAATACGCGAAGTATTGAAAGATGAAGATCTTCGTTTAATGCCGTGAACTTCGTAACCCTTTTCAAGAAGTAGTTCTGCAAGATATGAACCATCTTGTCCTGTAATACCTGTTATGAGTGCCTTTTTATTCATTTTTGTAAAGGAAATTTGATGTTATTTATTTGTCAATCGACATTTGTCAATGTACATTATTTTATTATTAAATAAACAAATATGACAATTCCTATTTCATGTAAATGTATCACATACGGACGAGTTGATTTATTAGAAGAATCATTATACAGTTTTTTGAATCAAGAATATGATGGTGATAGTGAGATGGTTATCGTGAATGACTATCCTGAACAAAAATTATATTTCGATCACCCGAAAGTTAAAATAATTAATTTCGATAAAACATTTGAAACAATTGGAGCTAAGGAAAATTTTGCGGTAGAAAATTGTAGCTACAATACAATAGCAGTTTGGGATGATGATGATATTGCATTATCGAATCACTTAGGTAATATAAACAAATATTTTCCAAGTTACGATTTACTTCATTGGAATAGAGGTGCGTTGGTTAATCATAATAAAATACATGCTCTGACTTCTCTGGGAAATTCTGGCATCATTTATACTAAAGAGATATGGGAGAGATCGAGTAAACATCCTCTTGAAAATGCGGGATATGATATGTCATTTGTTATTAAATTGAAAGGAGAATATAATTGTAGAGTGGTAAATGCTTCCCCACCAGATGAAGAAATTTCGTGGATGTATTTATGGGGCGGTAGAAGTTATCATATGTCGGGTCAAAGTAAGGATACACCAGATAGAGAAAATGTAATTATTAGACATTCGAAACACATTGATAATTTAAAAAAAGAGGGAAAAATTCCAATTGGTGATATTGAACTAAAGCCAAAATGGAACACCGACTATAAACAACTTTTAGAAAATTATTTGAAAATATGAAAACAATAGTCGTATTGGGAATGCATAGATCAGCAACCTCATTAGTTGCCAGAACTTTAAATTCTGAAGTTCATATGGGAAAAAAATTGTTGATCGGATTAGTAGACAATCCAAAGGGTCATTATGAAAACATTGAGATAATTAAAATAAATGATGAGATATTACACAATTCTGGTGGTAGTTGGTTTGATCCCCCACCAAGAGAAAAAATAATTGAAATTGGTAAAAATTATGAAGATCATATTAAACGGATCGTCGCTGATGAGGTTGCAACAGCACAGAGTAAAAATATGGAAAGTTGGGGGTTTAAAGATCCTAGAACATCATTGACCATAGATGCTTGGTATAAACATCTACCAAATCCTCAATTTGTTGTATGTTATAGAAATCTTAAAGATATTGCCACGTCCCTACACAAAAGAAACGGGATTTCAATAGAGCAGGGAAAGAACTTAGCAATTGAATATAATAAAAGAATATCACAATTTTTGGAATCTTTTTATATGGAGGATTGATCCTCTACCTGCGTTGGGAATATGCATGAATGCGTAATCATTCATTGTCCACATTTAGTATTTTAATTTTACCATTTGGTAAGACATCAATCTCAATACTTTCACCCTTTTTTTTAAAAATTTCATCTAACAGTAGATATTTATTATATTCATCGAAGTCAGGCGTTATGATAAATTTTTTGTTTAATAAATTTAATTCTATTAATTGGTCATATGAAATTTTTTGTATTTGTAATTCCGTGGGTTGACACGATAAATGAAAATTAGATGTTGAAAATCCATAAACAAAATCGCGTTCATTTTCATTTTCATCTTTTTTAAAATTTCTTAATTTGTGATGTAATTCCGCATCTTCTTGAAAATTATTAGTGCTGCCATATCCTCCAACATCAAAAAACATTTTTTTTCGATATGATTTATTGTTCGTCCCCCCACTACACGAAGCAAATTTATCCGCATATATAGTATATGAGGGAAAATTTCTGTATGCTTCCACAGAAGGATCGGCGTATTGTTTCATATGATTTGATAAACGGTTGGGTAAGAAAATATCATCATCATCCCATGGATGTATCACATCAAAATGTCCGTATGCTGCCCCCAAGTTTCTTTTTTCCCCTACCGATATCTTTTTGGTCAAATTCATAACAGTGACATTATCATAATCACATTCCAATGTGATGTTTTTATCATCATTGATGATAACCAAATGCTTGTCATCACAGTCTTGATGTAAAAATGATGCTAACAATCTCCCCAGATAAGGGAGTCTTCCATAAGTTGGACATACAACAAGTGCTTTCATAGTATATTCGTATAATCTTTATATCCATTTTCAATATCACTAAAATTTGGATATTGTTTTGTCAAAGATGACCCGTCATCTTTGGTAAGTAAAAAACAATCATGCGTATTATGCATTCCCGCTACACTAACATCAAAGCAAATAGTGTTTTCAATTTTTAACAAAATATCATACATAGTATGATTACATGCATAGCTATGCGTTGCATAGCTATGGTGCAATTTGTAGATATTTTTATCTATATGCGTTGGGCGATGTATGTGATACCCTCCAAAATAAATCATATCCCATCTCGGAATATGATTTATATTATTTTCAAATACATTTAAAATATCATCATCCAATACAACATCGTCTTCAAAAATCAAAACATTTTCAACATTATTGTTTTTACACTTTTCAATTATTTCACAATGACTGAGCATACACGCATATGCTCCGCTTTTAATATTAGGGGGTATGTTATCCAACTGTTCATGATCTATTGCTGAAAATCTCTCAACATTTATTCCAAATTTTTCAAATTGTTTGGAAGCATGTTCCCAACGATCAGGTCGTCTATCCAAATTTATACAATAGATTTTTTTGAAAAAATTATTTAAAGCATTCATTTTTCTCTTTTTTTGGATATATATTTGATATTTTTTCGTTTCAATTTGGGGATCACATTTTCAAAGAATCGAAATGCTTCTTCATCCGTATCGAATATTTGTGAGTATCTATTTACTGTTTCATTAGCATAATTTAGCAGATCTTTGTCATAGAAACTCAAGTAGCGAGTGACCATGTATGGTGAAAATTCTTCCAACAATTCATTTGTCATCTCCCCTTTCTTATCAAAAAGAATGTGATTTATTGTGTTAAACATAAGCGATTATTGATGATGTTTATATATTCCCCACTGATCTCACTGCCTACAAAATTTCTATTATTTTTTATAGCCATTTTAGCAGTAGT